TTTTCACTGATCAAAAAGAAAAAGAAATTAAAAGATTAAAACTTGGTAAAGGTTCAGTTGTATTTTTTCCTAGTAATTTTATGTATCCTCATGGTATTCAACCCATTACGAAAGGAACAAGGTATAGTATAGTAGCATGGCTGCAGTAAATTTTAAATTAATTAAAGACTTTTTTACTAAAGATGAATTAAGTGTTTATGAAAAATATTGTTATAATAAAGTGGATTTAAATAAAGACTACACTATTGACATACAATCATTTTCACCAGCGTGGTATAATGATCCTTTAATGAATAGTATTTTAAATGTAAAATTAACAAAAGTTGAAGCGGAATCTAATTTAAAATTATTTCCAACATATGCTTATTGGAGATATTATGTATTTGGTGCAACGCTAAAAAAACATCTTGATAGACCTGCATGTGAAGTATCTATTACTGCATGTATTAAAAAATATGACAACTGGCCTTTAATTATAGAAGGTAATTCTTTTGAGTTAGAAGAAGGAGACGCTTTGTTATATGCAGGATGTGATCAACTACATGGAAGACCTGGAGTATATAAAGGAGAAGGTATGGCTCAAGTATTTTTACATTACGTAAATAAAAATGGACCTAATCAACACCATGCCTACGATCAAATTGAACAAGGAGTAAAATAAATATATGGAAAAAACAGTTAATATAAATAATTTCATAGGTGTGTATGACAATTATATAACTAAAGAAGAATGCAACATTGCCATTAAATTGTTTGAAAACCAATCTAAATTTAACAAAACCCTAAATAGAATGTGGGTTGAAAGATCCTCTGTGCTTAAAAAACAAGACCAACAATTATTTACTAATGCAGATAATATTGAAGTTTGGTGGGATGACTTAAAATCAATGATATTAAATTTTGATTTAGCATGGCAGCATTATTTAAAAAACACTGGAGCTGATGATGCTTATGATAATGAGTCTTTTCATTATACAAATTTAAAAATTCAAAAAACATTACCAACCGAAGGTTATCATGTATGGCATATAGAACATAGTAAAGGTTATCACAATGAAGCAAGAGCTTTTGTTTTTTCTATCTATTTAAATGATGTAGAAGAGGGTGGGGAAACAGAGTTTTTACATTTTTCTAAAAGAGTAAAACCAAAAACAGGTAGAATAGTTATTTGGCCTGCGGCTTTTCCTTATATTCATAGAGGGAATCCACCTTTGTCAGGTGAAAAATATATTCTAACATCATGGATGATGCTAAGATAATGATTAGAGTTATAGATAATTTTTTTGATGATGACCTTTTAAAAAAAATTCAACATCATATAACTACTAATATATACTACACTCCTAGATGGCTAGATGGAACAGAAAAAACAAAAGAAAATTACTATGGTGATAGATTTATTTTAGTTGAAGATTTAAAGTTAACAAAAGTTTTTGTAGAGAATGCAGAAAATAAATTTAAAATAAAGATAAAAAAATTAAATAATGATAGTGGAATTGATTTAAGAAATATAGAACATTTTAAACCACATACCGATCCTTTTAAAATAAATATTTTAATAATGTTATCTGGAAAAACGTCCGTAACCAACGGCACTGTATTTTATCACAAAAAAACTGATGGATGTGAATTAGACATGCATGTAGGTTTTAGAGAAAATAGAGCAATAATGTTTCCATCAAATAAAATACATGGACCTAATATAGAAAAATCTAAAGATCAATCAAGATATACAGCTAGTTTATTTATTGATGATTATGAAGAATAAGAAGTAGGTCTTGGACCTATTCTTGCAATTTTTTCAGATTCGCTTTCAGTAGTAATTACATTTGGTGGAGTTGCGTCGTCATAAGTATTACCATCATTATTATCCCAATCAGTTTGTAATTGAGTTAAATGTGCTGCGTCCCATCTAGTAACAAATTGTTGAATATCAATACCTTCATCTGCTAAAGAACAATGAGGAGTATCATCTCTATGCTCTACTTCATCAGAAGTATTAGAAGTACCTGATTGAATAGCCCAAATATTTTGAAAACCAGTAGTTGCCCAAAAAGCATCGTCATTAATTTCATAACCGACACCTTCACCAGCGCCTTCTGCATAATTTTTAATTATTTTTTTGTCTTCAAATACTACTGTCCATGATGCGTTTGTTGCCATTTTTTCTCCTACGTCTTAATAATATAAATAATTGATAAATAAGGTTGTAATACAGATGGGTTTGCTGTGTCACCTGAAAAAGTTGCACTCATATTATGAGAGTGACCAGTACCAGAACCTTGGTTATTAGTGTTTGCAGTTCCACTAAAGTTATTATTGTAACCTACTGCAACTCTAGAAAAACTTAAAGGACCCCGGGTATATACAGTAACACCATGTGAGTGACTAGCAAGTTGCCCTGTTGATAAAGTTGCATTAGCTGTTGAACCACCAACATTACCACTTGCTGTTACTGGAACAGTGTTTGCTCCACCAGTTGAAGCTAAAGCTTTGTTTGGAGATTTTCCAACCGCTACGTTATCTTGTAAGTCTGGCACGTTAAAAGTAGATGCACCATCTCCAGATCCATAAGTTGTAGCTACGATTGCAAATAAATCTGCATAAGTTGATCTTGAAACTGCTTGACCATTACATTCTAGGAAACCTGTTGGCACTGAAGCAGAAGACCACGGCACAATAGTTGCTGTAGGAATTCCTTCGATACCTGTAAGGTTTGCTCCTGAAAAATCGTATTTTGTTGCTTCGTAATTTGACATATTATTTCTCCGTGTAAGTCCATCCTGTTGTAGCATCTCCTGAGAATACTAATGAAAAAGCTGCACCTTGTGTATTAACGACAAGATCAGATGCTGCATTAGCTATATTAGAAGAGTTTCTACCAACAGTCAACGCGTTAGTTTGAAAATCATAACCTTGATCTACAAAATGTACTTCATCTCCTGTAGCAGGTGAGGCTGGAAGCGTTATTGTAACTGCTCCACCATTTGTATTTACTAAAAGTTTAGCACCAGCTTGAACTGTCTCTGCTGCCGATACTGCTCTCCAATTTCTTTGTTCATGAAGTTTTACAACATTTGTTCCATCAGAATATAATGTGTAATTATTTCCTTCACATAATAATACACCTGTACCTGAAGCTGTTTTAAAAGTTAAAGTATAACCAGCATGATCACATGCGTCTTGTACTAGGTAAGTTTTTTCAATTGAGTTTGGAATACTAACTGTTAAGTTAGAAGCTAAAGTTCCTGTTAATTTAATAACTTCATTTTTACCATCTGATAAAGCACCATTAGTAAAAGTTAAAGATCTAGCAGCGTTAGTTATATTGAAAGTAGTAAAACCACCAATCGCTTGTTCTAGAATTAAAAGGTTAGTGTTAGTTATTTGTCCCCAAGTTCCTGAATTTTCTCCAGTTGCTTGTACTGTAAGTTTTAAATTTGCTGATGTTGAATTCGCCATATTAAATTCCTTATATCGTTTATTTTATTAAAATAAAGAGAAAGTGTCAAACTCTTTATGCAACGACTTCCCTCCATCCAGGAGGATCTATTGGAGCAGAACCTGTATTAATTTCGTTCCAGATAAGAGCATTACCACTTCCTACTGCTGTAGTCAACCCAAAACCATTGAAAGTTGCAGTAACATCTGTAAAACCAGATACTGGAGCAACCCTTGCTAATAGAGGATTTCCAGTCACATTTACTTGTTGATTTAAGTCTATTGTCTCATTACCTAAAGCAGCGCTTAATCCAAAACCTGTTACACTAGGAGAAACACTACCTGAAAATCCTAAAGTACCTAAAGCACCTATCATGAAGTTTCCAGTTACCGCTGCATCAGGTGCAGGATCAACTTGACCTAAAGTTAATTGAGCTACATTTAAAGTATTTGCAACAATAGTTGCATCACCAGTAATTTCTGTTGGAGTTCCTAAAGCTGCAGTCATTGCAATTCCAGAAACATCTGCTTGAACAGAACTACCAGCATCACCCCAGTCATTTACATTCCAACCAAGTCTACCCCATCCTTCATTGTTAAATGCTTCAACTGCACCAAGTCCCATAGTGGCTGCAACACTTGTAGGCATCGCGTCAGGACTAGCATCAACTGTTCCTAAATTAGTTGTAAGTGGAATACCTGATGGTGAAACTTGTGCTAAACCAAAAGCTGTTACGGTTCCAAGACCAGTTGTTAATGTTTGATTATTATTTGTAGATGGACCAGTGTTAGCACCGGCTGTTGTGGTAACAGTCCCTAAACTAAATGATGCAGAAATTCCTGTAGGAATAGTTGTTCCGGCAATACCCCAACCTTGAAGACCCCATTCTTGTCTACCCCAACCTACATTAACTTCTGTTGAGCTTGACTCGTCTCCTAAAGATGCAGTGAGGGCAATACCCGTGACTGTAAAAGTCGGGTCTGCTAAAT